CTGGTGCGCCTGCGCCCATTTCTTGAGCGATGATATCACGAATAAGAGTCTTGAAGTCTTCAACTGATAAGTCGCTTACTTCTTTATCTTCATCGGCTTCACCCTCTCCTTCTGGAGCATCACCATCAACTGGTGCATCTGCTGCAGCATCGTCTTCAGATTCTTCTGAATCATCCTCTGCTGCTTCGCTGAATCCTAAGTCACTTTCTGCTACTAATCCTTCTTCTGCAATTACCTCTTCAGAACCTTCTAGTTCTTGAAGTTTAGCGGCTAACATATCTTTTAAATGAGGAGTTAAACTCTCTTCTAAAGATTGTTTTGCATTAGCGATAGCGGCTTCACGGACAGATTTGGCTTCAGCAATAGCTTGCTTGAATAAAACTTTGTTTGCCATTTTACAATAAAATTGTGTGATTTTGTACGATTATTAGAATCGTAATAGAATTTTGTAGTGTAGATACCGTATAAGAACGGTATATTTGTATATAAATATATACTATTTTCCGAAACCCTTTAAATACTAAGGAAAATCTATCTTAACCGAAAAACTTAGTTAAGTATTGTTTTACTTCGCCACCTTTTACGGCAGCTAGTGCACCCTCTAAACTAGCTAAGCTAATATTCTTAGCCTGTAATGCTTTTACTGCTGTAACACCTGAAGCGATTAAGAAGATTGCTACTATTACGTGAAAGATAGCGTTAGAAATGTTATGAGCTTTTTTAGGATCTTTAACAAACTTGTGAACGATTGCTTCAATAGGTCTAACATATAGGTGATGTAATTTATCTGCTAATACACCCATATCTTGGAAATACTTTTCAGCAGCAGAAGGATCTTCTGGTTTATCACCAAATACTTGTCTTACTAATTTAGAAGCGTTTCTACCTAGACGTGCAATTAATCCTAATATAGCAGGTAATGCTACTATAAGACTTGCTGTAGTAAGAAGACCTTCTTTAGGGTCATCTGCTTTATCAAACTCTGCATCAATACCGTTAGCTAGTGTTTTAAACTCACTACCTAAAGCTGCTGCTAGTTGGTCTACTTTGTTATCGTCTTCTAATAGAATTTCTGCTAATTTCATTACGCTCTTAATATGTCGTTTATAATATTATCTAATTTACTAAACTTAGATGTAGACTGAATGCTTTCGTTTAGTGAGATTGGATTCATAAATGCTCCATGTGTAGATGGATTAGATACGAAATCCCAACAAACTAGTTCAAAATCTGGTTGTACTTCTAAAGTACCTTCGTTAGTTTGTTGAACTGATCCTGTGCCTCTTGAAGAAATACCGATAGTATGTCCTGCTTTAATAATTTCTTTTACAATGTTACCTGATGGTGTATTAAGTAGTTCTACTCTTCCCATTAGCTCATCACCTTTCCACCATAATTCTTTTATGATGTGAGATGCGTTCTTTAGAGATACTAAAGCAGATTCCGGATGATCTAATTCACCGTATGCGTTACCGTTCTTAACAAACTCGGTTATATATTTATCTACTTCACGTAGTAATATTTGTTTGTCGTAAACACGTCCGTTCTGGTTTTTAGCTCCAGCGCGTTGCATAATACCTTCTACTTCGTATACTCCAGGTCTCTCCTTAGATTCTCTAAGAATAGGTCTAAAGGTTTGTACTTCTACTAATAATGCCATGCTTATTTCTTTTTTATAATTTTGCCTTCTTTCATCGAAAACATTGCTCCTCTAGAATTACCTGCTGAGTATCCTAGTTGCTCTAACTCTTCTGGAGATAGACGTCTAGATTTCGGAGTTTCTATAGCAAAATATTTGGCCATTACTGGTTTTAAATCTTCTTTAAATGCGCTTGATACTGCAGGGGCCATAAATGAACCAATTTCTTCATAAATACCCTCTATATTCTCTCTTGTATCTAAATACATTTTTTCAATCTTAGCAATATGTGCTGCTAATTCTGTAGCACCTTTTCTAATTCTTGCAGCTAAATCCTGATTGTCTGGATTCTCGTAATTAATATATTGTTCTAATTTCTCCGCTGCCGCTTCGTTTAATGGTTGCTTATCTTCTAATAAGGTAACGATAAGTTTTTTCATAGTCTCTTTTAACTCAGCTTTTTTCATGCCGTTAAAAGTGTCTACTTTGTTCTTATCTTTAGCAGCTACCATTTGATCGTGTTTATCTACTTTTGGAGATTCTTTAGCCATAAGGTTTAAGTAGTAGTTACAATCTTTATCTAAGTTAGCCATTGCTTTCTTCTTAGCTTTCTTGTAGTCTTCTTCTTTTACTGTACCGGCAGAATCAACTCCCATAGCATCTAATTCAATATCAACTCCTCTTCTTATAGTCTCCGGTGAGTAGCTATCTTCTGATTTATCATCGTACGCTACTTCTTTTACCTCTGCAATCAATCCTCTATTCTTAAAAATTTGAATAGTGTCTTCATATCCGTTAAACTGAGTAACGAATTGAGGATATTGTTTTTGAGCATCACGTAAGAATTCAGCTTTTGTATATCTGTTTTCGTTTACAGCGTTAAACTTTTCTTGTAGCGTTTTCATTTAGATAGTCTATTAATTTTGTATTTGAAGGTCTGCTTGGGCGGCTTACTTTTTTAAAGCCTAGCTTCTTCGCATAATTTGTTGCTTTGTTGTCTTTCTTTCCTCCAAAAGCAAATCGAGTTGCAAATGCATCGTTCGCTCCGGGAGTATATGTAGAACCACCAACATTAGTTACGTTGGCTTCGTCTAATACTTCCTGTACTAATTTTCTTAATTCGCTTATTTTCATATCGTTTCAAGTTCATGTACTAACTCATAGTACTGCATAAGGTTAACTAGATGGTTATCCCCTATTTTCTCCTTGTTTGAAACAGGTTTAATAGCTTTCTTTACCTCTTCTAGTTTAATCTTAATAACCTTGTCAGATACCTTCTGAGATAGTTCTGCTACCTTTGTTGCGATCTTTTGTAACTCTTCGTTTACAATTGTTCTAAGGCGGGTAGTTGAATTAACAGAAGTTATAAACTCTTTTAATATGTTTTTCTGTTCTGGAAGTAAATCTTTATAGTTGTCGTTAAACTTTTCTAATAAGATTTTAAATGTAAGTAATCTTAAATCTTTATCGTATTTTGAATACTCTTCGATTAAAGTATCTTTTACATCATCTTCGTTTTGTGCTTTTGAAGTTAAGTGTTCTAAAATTGTAGTTTTATTTTCAATTAAAGAACTAGGGTCAACGTTCTCTGCATTATTTTGTGTTTCTAATAAACAATATAAAGCAGCTAAAGCTTTGTAGTCTCTTACCTGTATTGCAAAGAACTCATCTACATTATAGTGATTCTTTATTTCTGCAATCAATTCGTACTTTTGTTTTTTAATAGCAGCTTGATCTAACTTACGAGAGATTTCTGTTATTGTTGATAGTATTGCTTCTGCTCTTAAAGGAGATACATTACTGTTTTTTGAGATAAATTCATAGAGCTTATACTCCTTAGCTAAAGAAGACTTACCTGCATAGAATTTTTTTAATACGCTCACTGCAGGAGAATCTTTTTTAGATAGAGTATCTGATGCGATTTGCTTAACAAGCAATTCGAATATTAGCCCCGTGTTTTTATACTTTGAATGTTTTACTTTCATCTTATAGGTTTCCTATTATAAATATGCTTTATTCACCTAAATCTCTAATATTGTCTTCCTTTAGTAGATTTGATTCATCTTTCTTCTGAGTATTAAAGACCATTTCTTTAAGTACTTCTTTATTTCGATGGTAAATAGCCTTTGTATTAAACCCTTCCATTACGTTATCGTTATCGCTTGGATAACCACCTTTCATTCCGTGGCTTCCTAATGGATCTCTTCCTCCTAATGGATTGTCATTGGTGTGGTACATTGACATATTTGTTCTAGGACGTCCGCCTTCTTCTCCTGGATCGGTTAGCCCTTTTGGTGGAGCAGGATGATCTTCGTATCCTGGTGGTACTGACCCTGGCCCTCCCCCTGAAAGTCTATCTGTAGCAGTTGATCTTCTACCGTACATTGACGCTAGGTCATGTGGTGTACCGTAAGATCTACCTGATTGTGCAGGATCGTTTCCTTCTCCTTCTATCTGAGCTAATCTAAAGTTTCTCTTGAAATCTTCTCTAATCAACTCTCGCATCTCATTATACTTATCTTCTGATAAGTGGAAGATATTATCGTAAATATAATCTGTTGAGAATAATTTAGTATCTATCATTTGAGCTGCTAAGTCAATCTTTTCTTTCATTAAAGCAACTCTTTCTTGTTCGTAAACAATAGAAGGATTTGTTAATTTAATTTCGAAGTTAACTAGTGATTCGCCAGTAAAGCCTTGAGCATATAAGTGAACTAATGCAATCTTTGTTAACTCAGATTCCATAATCTTTTGTACTCTTTCTACTGTTCTAGCAAAACGAATATCTTCTGCTGCTAAGGTTGCTTTACCGTTCAACTCCCCTTCATATCCGAAGTAAGCTTTAGGTATTTTTAATGCAGCAAATAATTTATCTCTTAAGTAAACAACGTCATTTGTTCCGTCGTACTCTAATCCTTTTGTAGTCTCGATACGAGTAGAAGTATCACCTCCCCTTACAGGTAAGTAGAAATCTTCCATCATATTCTGAAGATTAAATCGTAAGTTATATTGACCATCTTGACCCATATAAGGAGTCTTTTTCATAGTGTTGATAGTCTTTTGCATAAACTGTTCAACCTCTGCTGGTGGTATTTGACCTACGTTAATATAAAACATTCTCTTTTCTGGAGCTCTCATGATACGGTGAATTAACATCGCATCTTCCATTAAAGTTAATTGTTTAAAAATCTTACGAGCTGGTTCTAAATAAGAACGTCCGTAAGGTAGGTAGTTAGTATCCGAAATTAATCTAAAGTGAGCCATTTCGTAATTATCTAACTTGATTACCTTCTTGTTTGTATTAGGTGTATAGTTAGGGCTTTGTGAAGTCGCTAAACCGTCTAAGTCAATTTGGAAAGTTACTTTAGTTGGGTTTTCATGATCTTCTCCTTCATGTCGAGAAATATGGTAAACTGTATAAGGTAGTACATTATATACTCCTAAACCGTCTGCAATCTCTAACTTCAAAAAGAAGTCACCGTACTTAACCATATTACGAGTCCAAGACCATAGATTAAATTCTATGTTAAGTATGTCGTAAAATAGGTTATATAAAACTCGTTGTATATTCTCGTCAGATGATCTAATAGCTAGTACTTCACCAAAGTCGTTTTTAACTGTTGCTTCATCAGCTATAATATCTAATGCAGAAGCTAAAATAGGATCTGTGTCCATAGCTTCGTAGTCAGAGTATAACTGTATTCTTAAAGTTTGAAAGTTAAGATTAGGATTAAATATGTTTCTATTATTATAGACATATAATCTACTAAACCTATCTATAAGAGAATTGGTTTGGTACTTACCGGTTGTTTGTATTTGATTAGGATCGATTACTTTTAACTCATCACCACCTACATTACGTATAAGTATGTCTGTTGCGAAGAGTCTCTGTAGTCTACTAAATAAGCCTTTATCTGCCATTTAATTAAAATGTCTTTAGTTATAAATAGATTCGTTTAAAATAACCAGCTTATATCTTCCTTCTGCTGGCCACCCATATCTATAAGATACGGATTATTTTGGTAGGAACCAACTGTTGATATAACAGCTTGGTTTTTTGCATTAAGATTTGAGAAAGAGGAAAGTTGTGCTCTAGCCAAATCAAGACCTTGTTGTCTTAGTCGTAATGCGGTATCCCTTACGTATAGTGAGGTTGCGAAGGCCATCACTAAATCATCATTATAGTTTATCTGTGCTTGAGCTTTTCCATTCTTCCATACAAATACTCGCATCTCAAGTAACAACCTCTTAGATTGAATTGTAACTGCTTTTTCCCTAATATACTCAGTCATCTTTGCAACCACTAATGGACGCGTTTTCATTGACATTGTAAAGCCGGGAACTAGTTTTTCTCTTTCATACTTAGACATATACGATTCAACTGTATCCTGATTGGAAGTTGAACTGTAATACATATTCTTATATTCTCTCTCTAATATCTGTTCTATAGTAGACCACCCTATATTTGCGTTTTCTACTACTAAAAGTGCATCATTGTATTCAGAAGCAATTCCTACTAAGACGTTCCCAAATTCCTTTGGAGATAACTTTCCTTTGTACTCTGCTACCTGAACACAACTCTCTATATCCATTACGTGAAACGTAGAAAAGTCAGTAGAGTCACCTCTAGATACGTCGGCTGTAACCATATATGATTTTGTATAATCAGGACTTTCCCATACCCATAAATTGCCATCAACTCCTCTTTTTTCTGCTGGATCTTTTTGATAAGTTTCTTCATAAAATATTAAATCTTCTGGTTCAAATACACCTTCTCCTGATGATAAGAAATCACAGTCACATTCCTGTGCTGCCATACGAGGTCCTAAGTCTCTGTCTTGCATGTCCCTCCAAATCTGATTTCTTTCAGGATGGACAGTCCATGGTAGTTTAATAGGTACAAAGGAATTTTCACCTGTTTCTGCCTTAGCATACGTAGAGTGAAACCAGTTACCAATACCGTTAGGAGTTGATAAGGCCATACATTGACCACCGGTTGCTAACGTTTGTTGTGCAGCTGTAAAGGTTTCTTCAATGTTATCAATAAAGGCGGCTTCATCTATTAACAGTAGTGATACTGCTTCAGAACGAGCAGAATCAGAGTTACTTGACTTTGCTTGTATCTTTGAACCGTTCTTTAATCTTAGTGATAGTTTATTCTTCTCTACTGCGTGTAGACGTAACCACTTCGGTAACTGCTCGTACATAAATTGTACCTTAGAAACTAGGTTCCTAGCTGTTGCTTGCGTAGTTGCTAAGGCTAATACGTTCTTATCTTTATGAAAGATCATTAACCATAAAGAGTAGCCAGCTGCTAAGGTTGATATACCAAGCTGTCTAGACTTTAATGTAATAAGAAATTGATTATCCCTGAATAAGTGTAGTACTTTCTCTTGAAACGGGTATAAGTTGAAGAGAATTCTACCCCTTGTTGGGTGCTGTATATAGCAATACTTCTTCATGAAGTACGCTGGATCTTTAGCACATTTTATATATTCTTGTGCTATAATGTTTTTAATATCTTGCGACATAACTAATTAATTATATCTCAATCCCACGAATCTTATCTAAAGTTCCGAATCTAGATTGAGTTGAGTTACTTCCTTCTTTTTTCGTAAATATGCGACGGAGTATTACACCGTTAATGTCTTGTTGAGAGTTTGTGAAGAAAAAATCACCATCTCTCTTTCTTATATGAGCATATAAACTACCACCGTGTTCATCTATAAATGTATCAACAGGTACAAATTTACCGTTCTTAAAATGAACTGTGTTCCCTTCTACTTCAAACTTAACTTCCATATCTCCTTGGTAATAGTAGTCAATAGGTCCTCCCATTGGTATAGTACCTTGAATTATAGTTTTTATAAGTTCTGCAGGTATTTTTCTAGAAACATCAGGTATTTGTTTATTACCTGCTAAGTTAACTCCATCTAAGTTATTTGCTTCAACTCTATCTTGATAAAATTGATATGCATCTTCGTAAAAGTCTACTAGCCATTCTCTTATATCTGAATTAGTTGATGACATTGCTGTCATTCCTTTAATTCCTCCTCCTGCTAAGGTAGGTGCCTGGTTACCCTTAGCGGATACTTTTACATCCTGTCCTTTAACTTTTAGTATTACATCTGCGTAAGGTTCCGTGTTAAATTCGTTTAACCCGTCTACCTTATCTGCTGATTGAACTCCGTTAATTTCAATACCATTAGTACCTTTTAATGTCTTTACACCGGGTACTGCATTAATAGCATCTATTATACCGTGCTCTTGTCTTTCTGTTGTTTCGATCTTACTTCCTCCTGAGCCTCCGAATTCTTTTGTCTTCTGTAAAGCACTAAAACTAACTTCATTTCCTTCACTATCTTTAAAGAAAGGGAATTGATTTATTCTAGTACCTCCTATCTTCTTAATTGCATCTACTTCCATTGAATGAAAAAGAGCTGCGTAGGAATCGTCAGCATATGTTAGACTACTTTGGCTACCATCTTTAAATTCAAAAGGTGCTTTATTCTCTATCTTATTATCTATAACCTGTAATCGTGAATACTTTCTACTTGCATCACTAAAATCATTCCATTTAAGAACTCCTTCGTCTAATCTAAATCCAAATAAGGATTCAAAGAGATTCATATCCTTTTCATTAGTTAAATCAGGATACCCTTTCTCACATCTATATGACCATTCTAGTATTGTTTTTTCTACTAAATTCATTATTTTGGCTCTTCTGCTGGTTCTTGAAATTCTACGTCTTCTCCTCCTAAGTCTGCTGCTGGGGCTGCCGCATCACCACCTTCTGGTGCTGGTTCTTCTGTTGCACCACCTGATGCATCTGCGCCTGGGAAGTCTCCTCCGCTAGTGCTTCCTGAAGATCCACTGTCGCCGGCATCTTCTCCACCTTCACCTGGCTCACCGCCTGTGTTAGGTCCGTACTTAAGAAGTTCGTTTAATTTATCTAAAGCCTGCTCGAAGTCTGCTAATTTGTTAATGTAGTAACGTTTACCTTGAATCTGTGCTTCAAAGCCTTTTCCAGTCCATTTTAAGATAAAGTTTTGTTTGTTTTTCAACTCAACTCTAAATGTAGAAGGACGAGGGGCTACCCATAAAATTTCTTCAACGAACTCTCCGTATTGATTAGTAAGTAAAGATTCTACAGCCTGTTTAAGACTAGGAAACTTACCTAACATCTTATCTGTAGCTGTTTCTAATACAGTTTCTTCACCTGCTTTTTCTAGAGGTTTTTCGTCTGTCTTTACTTCCGGCTTCTTTGCTGGTTCTTCTTTTGGTTCTTCTTCTTTAATTAATTCTGCTAATGATTTATTTTCGTTCACTGAACGTCTTTGTTTCATCATAGCATATTGACCTGGGTATTCAGTTCTTAGAAAATGACGAAGAGCATTAAAAGTTTTACTTACAACTTCAAATACTTGTCTTGCTTTTTCATCTTTACGAATATCATCAATGTGCATTAACTCTTTTGTTGAATCAACTGCAGATGATAAGTTACGGAATAAGTTTTCAAAACTAGGTAATTGAATTATCTTATGTCTAATTCCTCCAGTCTCTTGATTTACAAGATCTGTTTTAAAATATGTAGATAAGTCTTTATTAAAAAAGTCTTCATCTTTTATAGGGCCGTATTTATCTTCTATTGATTTTAAAAAATCTTTAGGTAGATCTTTTGGTTTTACTGTGTTACTTTCTTCTTCGTCTAGTTTTTCTAATTCGTTTGGTGAATGTTTGTGTATTTTACCACTTGGTAATTCGATACCGTAGTACTTTTCATCATCAGCACCGTGTTCTTTATCTAAAGATTTTACAACACCGGTTCCGCCATGAGACATTTTTACTTTATCACCAACTTTAAAATGAGATTCTTTTTTTACACTTTTAATATAAGCATCATCACCATGGGGTGATAACCCTTCTTTAAAAGGTCTTGGACAAGGTGTCCCTTTAACATGAGTATGACCACATCTTCCGCAGTGTGTGGCTTTCTTTTCAGTTAATACTTCGAAATAAATTTCTTCAATAAGTTCTCTAAATTCAGCTTTATTCATTATCTTATTATTATTTGAAGAATTTTTCAAGAGCTTCAATTTTATCATTAGCATCAACTAACATAGTTAATGCTTCTTCTGCATTTTTATAATAATCACCTGTAGAATGATCTCCGATACCTACTGGATGTTCAGAGAGCAAATTCAAAGTCAATAATGCTTTTGATTTTTCTGCGATAGCAGATGTCATTAACATCTCGAATAATTCCTTTTTCATTATTTATTTTTTAATATCCCTGACGTTTAATAGACATATTAACAAAGTTAACTGCATGTTGCATTGGTATGTCCCATATTTTAGATAACCTCTTTAAGAAGTTTAATACCATTGCATCTCCTTCAGGATTAACTCCTCCTTCAGAAATTCCCATTCCGCGACTTACTATTTTAGCATTTTTTAAGATTGCTAAAAATTGCTGTGTACCGCCTTCGAAGAATTGAGGTAATGGATTTAACTCATCATCTACTTTCTGTAAGACTACTATACCTCTTTGTCCAATTTGGCATTCAAATTTATGTCCTCTAAATTCTATAATATCTCCAATGCTATATGGTTTACCGGTTATATCAACAGCAGTATCATTTTGAGCATAATCTTCTTCTTCTTTCTTCAAGCTCTTTTCCTTAGCCATCATTCCTTGAACCTTTTCTATGGTTGCCATATCTTTAGGTGTCATTTTCATCCTACGAGTAAAGTTTTTAGATTTTGGATCTTGTACTAATTCTGTCTCATGCTTTCCTTCATTGTTCTCGTATTCGTCTTCTAAATCTAATTCGTCTTCGTCATCATAATCTTCTTCTCTGTCGCCTGTGTACCAACTCTGGTTAGGGTCGTTTTTAGGTTCTTTTGTAAAGTCGTGTGCTTGCCAGTTGTAGTTTGGATCAGTAACTAATGCTGGAAATTTAACCGGTTCTGTATGAGTCGGGTCTTCGTTAAATGCAAGAGTTATACCGTGTGATCTATCTCCTGAACCTCCGTTCATTACATCTAGTAGTTCGTAGTAGTCCATTCCTCCAAATTCACCGTACCCTTCGTAGTCACTTTCTGCGTACTTTTTACCCTTATCGTCAATCATATAAACAGCTGGTAGTTTATTCTGTTTTTCAGAGCCGATCTGCTTATTTGAATCTTGAGTGAACCATGAAAATTGACCTTCGTTAACTGTTGCTTCATTCATATCAATATTGCTATCGATTACTTCGATATCTTGAGTACCGAAGTCCATTTGTAGATCGTATGCAAGTCCTGGGTTAGTTAAGTAGTACGTATCAGAGCCGTCTATTTCTACTGCTTTGTTGTAAGCTGGGTTATCATGAATAAGTTCTAATGCTCTTTTTGCATCTCTAACAGCTACTTTAATATAGAATTTTTTATTACCATACTGTAGAAGAATCTTTTCAGCTTCTGCATCAGAAAGAGATGAAATAAAGTTTTGCATTTCATTCGCATCATTTGGATCTATATCGTTGTCGTATGCAAAATTTTCATACTCTTCTGAATCCATATCCTCAATAAGTTCCTGTACTTTATCTTGTGGGGTGTAACCAGGAGCTTCAGCGAGTTTAGTACCTCTGCTTTTCTTTTTCAGATCATACATTTTATTTCTAGCTGCATCTCTATCTGCTGGCATCTTTGCAGTATCGTTTGCAATAGTTTCTAAGTCTGCGTAAGACTGTACTGCTGCTTCGCTAAACATCTTTTGGAAGCCTGCAAATTTCTCTGGGAAGTAACGTCTATAATAAGCTCTTTTAGCATGGTCAATTAAACCATCTCTGTCTGATTGATACTCTTCCCACTCATTCCAATAAAAATCTACAGCATCTTCTACTGCTGATTCAAAATCATTATCAAAAGGCATTGGCATTTCTTCTGGTTCTCCTAAGTCTTTATGAATAGATTTATTCATTATACCTTGATCTGATGAACCCCAATCTTCTTTTAACATAGCCTTCTTAACAGCTTTGTCTTTTACACCTTTGTATTCTGCTTCTGGAGATTCTACATCTCCGTCTTTATCGAAATCTTTTTTAGCTTTTACTGCTTCTTTCTTTATAGGAGCTTTTTTAGCAACTGTTTTACCAGTAGCTTTTTTAATAGCTTTATCTTTTACTCCTTTGTATTCTTCTTCTGGTTTTTCTACCTTACCGTCTTTGTCGAAATCTTTCTTAACTTCGTTTACGGAAGGATCTAATTCTTGATCTGCTCCAATTCCGGCAACTTTAGCGTCTAATTCAGCTTCTAATTTCTTTTTTTCAATCGTCATAGCCTTTAACTGCGGTATGACAGATTGATCCCCACCTTTGTATTGTGCTGCAAGAGCTTTCATCTTAGCGACAAGCTCTCCATGTTTTTTCTGTATGCTCCCTGCAGAGGCTTCACTTATTTTATTCTTCTCATGGTAAGACTTATAAAGTGCCTCAGCTTCATCACCTTTTCCGGCAGCTCTCAATTGCTGAATCATATTATGTATATCTCTTGCTTGTTCTGACCCTCTTTTATACCATCTATGGTCATCAGACATCATATAATACCAATCGTGTGATTTTAATGCTTTTTCTAATTGTTGCATTAAATCACCTTCTTGCTCGCCTTCAATCTCTTTCATATTTCCATCTAACTTAGCCCATACCTTTAATAAGTTGGCTTTGATTACATCTTTATTTACGAAAGGTTCACCAGCTCCTTTTAGCCCAACCTGTCCGATTGTTTCTGTAAAAGTAAAATCTGATAAAATAATATTCTTATCTTGGTCAATATGGAAAGAGAATTCATCTTCTTTTCCATCTTTATATTGGAAGTACGTATCAAATGCCATAGGTTCTAATCGTAAAATTTTACCACTAGCAATCTC